AACTCACCATTTGCTACATTAATATATGTACTTCCTTCAACAGTTAGTGTTGCTGTATCAATCTCAACATTCTCTGTCATTTTGATGGAATTATTTTTTACAGTTATTCTTGGAGCACCTGCTGCAACTAACAAGATTGTGTCTGCTGCGTGACCTGTGAATCCGTTACCTATCCCTAATCCAATACCAGTTGTTACGTTAGCGTTGCCTCCGGACTCGCTTGCTGCTTCAATAAAGTTTGTGTACATCCAACTACTAGCAACATAGCTTCCGACATCATAACTAGTCGAACCTGACTTAGCTGCTGATTCAATAAAGTTTGCACCACTGTTTGTAATGCCGCCTAGTACTAAGTGTCCTGGCATCTTGACTTGCAAGTTTGCACTTGAGTTACCAGTTGCTTCAAATACTGTTGCTGCACCCGGTGTTTTAAAAGTAATTGTTGTACTGCTTAGTGCAATGGTATCGTAACTACCAATTTTAAGTCCTGCTGCGTCTAGTTTACCGCTATCGTCTCTTCTAGCAATAGTATCAGCGGCTGTTCCAATTGAAATGTCAGTCGTAGCATAATCGCCGTCACCTAATTTAATAAGTGCAGAACCTACATCAGTTAAAGAAAGTACAGTTGGCACACCTAGTGCAGTTGATAAAGTTGTGTTATTTACTGTTCCACTTTGATTGAAACTACCTGTAACATTTTTAACATATACAATAAATTCTTCATCAACAGATCCTTGTGCTGTTCCGCTTGTTGCGCCCTGTGTAATTGTATCGCCATCATTTACTGTTACACGACTTGTAAATGTTAATCTAACAACACTTGCCTCAGACCATTCTCTATTATTAAAGTCTTTGTCTTGAACAGCATTACCAAACTTTCCAACGTCACTAAACGGAATTGAACTTGCATCACCTGTGCCTGAATCTGTTCTAGCATATACTCTATTTTGAGCCAAGTCTGGCAGTTCAGCAAAAACAATACCGTTGTTTTTAATTCTTACAAAACCAGATGATGTTTCAAAGTTTTCATCTGAGAATTTAGCAAGACCTAAATCTGATTGTACTTTTGCCTGCGATCCTGTCCAACCTGTAGTTGCATTGTCTTCATCAAATGTATCAGCTGATTGCATAAGTAATTTACTTTGACGTATAGCTGCGTTGCTCTTAACATCATTGTCGATAATACTGTCTGCTTCGTATTGGAAATTATATTCTGCACCGGCTGCTGTTCTTGTGACAGTAACATTGATATCACTTGCAGTTGCTTCGCTTGCGTTTGCAACTTCATCAATAGGTCCATCTGATATTGTAGCAAATACACTTTGCCCTGGTTTATCGTATAGAGTTTCACCTATAACAAATACACCAGCTGTTGGTGTGTAAGTTACAATAATTTGACTTCCTAGCACTGCATCTGTAATAGGTTGAATGTCTATGATAGTACCTGCTTTTGCTGAACTATTCTGTAAACCGATTATATCACCTACGCTCCAGTTGCCGCCTGAAGTTGGCTCAAGGACTATTCTTTTTGCACCTGTAGCAACAATAAGATCATCTTTAGCAATGTTATTAAATTCAACGTTACGTAAGTCTTCTAACTGATCAAATGCTTGTATCTTCCCGTCAACATAATTTTTGTTTGTAGCTGCTGAGCCGTCTGTGCCTGGAAGTGCTAGGTTAGTGATCTGGTTGTTACCCATATCAATATCGCCTTCCATTGCACTACCACCAGTCAATGGTAAGAAGCCAACGCCTAGTCTGTTACCAGCCGGTGCAACTTGAATTTGTGAACCAGCACCTACGTTCCAACCTAACACACGATTGATATAACCTACAATCGCCTTTTCTGTTGGAACTGCTTGTCCCGAGTTATCACTCATTGAGTCATCAGCACTAAATTCGTTAATTGTAACACCACGTTTAAAGCCTAATGAGTTAGCGTTAGTAATACCAATTTCACCTGCAAATTCAATATCACCTGTTGATTGGTCAACACTGAAGAATTTACCAACTCTAAAGAAACCGTATTGGTCAGTTGACATCCAAAACACACGCCCTTTACGTCTTTCCCAAACTTGGGCTGTTGTAGCTGTTGGCGCATCTGAATAACTGTCTGCTAGACTATTTTCCGGATCACCTAAAATAACGTTTGGATAGTTACTTGAGTTAAATCCTCCTGTACCAATTTGTGTGAAGTCGTGTCCTGTTGCTCTACATAGCGAAATAGCAATAGTAATTTCTGCTGTAGCACCTGTGTTTAGACCACAGTTTAGTACCCTATCACTAGGTGTAATAGCAACAGCAACACCAGTGCCGCCGAATCCACTAATGTTAGTACCTTGATCTGCAATCGTAATATATGTAAATGCACCACTATCGTCATAGTCAGTTACTTGATGAATTTTACCATACCAAGTAAACAGCATACCGCCTGCATATCCTGCATCACCAGGTTGTTTGCCTGCAATGTCTCGTGTAATTCTAATTCTGTCTTTAGGATTCGGCAAAGGTTTGATAGCAATTCTTGTATCACCTTGACTACTACCATATCCACCTGATAAATTTGCTGTATCAATTTCTGGTACAACATATCCAAAACCGATTTCAATACCAGTAAAGATTTCATCTGCTGCAAGTGGCTGTTCAAATGTGTCAACGTTTTGGAAGCTCAAACTACGATATGTAATATCGTCGCTTTCGTCGAAGTTAATAGCAGTTGAAGGACGAGTAACTAGTTTAGCAGGTTCTCTTACACCGTCAAATGATAGTGTAAAGTTAGTCCTATATTCGATGATAGCACCATTGGGCACTGTGTCTCTTAAACTTCCAAAGAAGTCTTCTGCACTTACATCGTCGGCACGTAAGTCTAGTCTATAAACTGAATTACTATAAGTACCACCGACTGCAACAATATCATCTACGCTGTCTCCTTCTGCACCATCATTGTCTGTGTCAGACATATTAGTTACATTAGAAATAACATAGTTTAGAACACCAACTGAGCCACCGTGATCGATAGTAACTAAAGAATTTACAGTAGGCTTATAGCGCATATCAGTTACATACAACGAACTATCTTCAAAAGCGTTAGGTGTGTCAGGAGTTGTGTATGCCTTTGCAGGAACAACCATTGGATCCTTAAGTGTAACCTGATCTGGAATTTCATTTGGATCAGCACCTTCCGATACAAGTCCAAAGAATCCATAACCATTAGACCCGTTTAGTGATCGAATTTCTGAACCGTTTTTAGCATAGTACGCTGCTTGACAGTAGTATGTAAACATACTAACCATTTCAGAGAACGCACCATTGTTAGTAACAAGTCCGTAACCTAAGTCGTTGATTTGTGTAAAGTCGTTACCAAGCATAGAACGGTTACCAGCTGTTTGCAAGAATATATCTCTGTAGTATAATCCATCATCAAACTGCGTTTCATCGTATCCGACACCGTCATTTGAGTCAGGATCTAAATAAATTTTACACCAGCCGTTTCCTGAATCATAGTCTGAAATAGCGTTAACCTGATAACGTCTACCTTCTACATAGAATGGACAAGGTAGTTCCGGTGGTCGAACAAACAAGCCTTGACCTTCTTGAGAACGCACCCATAATTCATAATTACTAATTTTTCCGTTTTCTACACCTGTACCTGGATTAATAGTTTGTGGAATATATACAGGAATGTTACCTGTAAATGCATCAACGTACATACCACCTCTAAAGCGTTTTTCATTATCACTCTTAGAAAAACTAGAACCAGTTTGAATGTATGGTGATTTAGTTAGAATTTGTCCTTCCGGGTCAAGCACAACCATAAAGCCACCGTGTCCTTGAACTGTACAGTTTCTGATAATACTTGCATCACTCATTTGGAATGCATCCATTCCGTCATCATCGTTACGTTTAGGTGGATTATAAGTAGGATCAAATGCAAATGTAACTAGGTCAACTAATCCGTCTACAAGATCTACAGTTCCTGTTTCAGCTGCACCTAGTGACACATCTGGCTCTGTATTAACATTTTGTGCTGGTGCTGTTGCTGCTAACAGGTCAGATGATAAAGTTGCAATATGCTGGATGGCAGCACTTGTAATATTTTCTTGTCCGCTAAATCCTGCTGTATCAGTATTTTCGTCAATGTTAAATTGATTGATATAATTGAAATAGTATTCGCCTTGTGCTTCAAGTGCAAATTCTTGTCCGCCTCTTAAAAGGTCTTTGATAACAGCATCGACAATAAGTCCAACATCTCTGTAACATTTTCCTGTGTCGTATATAAACACAATGTTAGCATCTAAGTAGTCTACAACATCATCTACTAGTGAAGCTTCTGCATTAAGTATAGCTGTAGCTGCATCTTCTATGCCTTGTGCTGCAAATGCAATCGAAGGAGGTACTTCTACTGGAAGATTGGTTAAGCTATCTTCTGAAATAACTGTCTCAATAATATTTACAAGTTCGTCAAGTTTATCACCTTCTGTTGCAGTAGCATTGCTGCCGCTTGTGTTTTGTGTCTCTGCATTGCCTGCTGTTATTGTAACTGCTACACCTCTAACGATTTGATCTACAACATCTCCAAGTCTATCGTATGCTGCTACAGTTGCTTCTGTTTCACCTACGCCAAGCTGACTAATTGCATTATCAAAATAGCTTTCTGCGTTATATCTAGTTGCACTGTTACCGCCATACAAAATGTCGTAGGATAGTGCATCTACAATATAGCCTACATCTCTTTCACATTTTGCAGTGTTGTAGTCTAGTAGAGGAAAGTTTTCAGCAATCCAAGCAATAATTTCTTTTTGTATAAATGTTCTATTGTTTCTTAATCTGCTATGAGCATCATCTGCATTTGTATAAGGTAACACGCTAGGTGTAGGGAAAGATAATGCATCTGGCGTATTATTGTTTATAATGTCAATTACTTCATCAAACGCTGCATTTACCCTAACTCCTGCTGTAACATCAGCCACAACGTCGGGCAGAGCTGCTACTAGACTCTTAGCTTGTGTTAAGCCTAAAACAGTATCTGAACGATTTAATGTATCATATGTAGGCCTTCTATAAAAGCCACCTGCGGTTACAGTTTTATAGTTAGACCCTGTTGCTACATCATATGCAACAGCACGTACAGTTGATCTTGTTTCGGCTTTATATGTCGGTCTATTATAAAGAAGCTGATTTTTGTTGTTGTCGACGTAATGAATTACTTCTTCTTGAATAAATGTTTTATTCAAGCTCATTACTTCTGCTGCCGTAGTGTAATTGCCTGGGTTAGTTAGTCTCGGCCCAGTATTTTTAGGTCTTTCATTATCTGTTAGATAGTGTCTACCAAAGTAACCTTGTAATTCATTAGTCTGATTATAAAATGGTTGACCTGTTGTTGCTAGTGGAATTTCGTCAAATTCTTTATCACGGAAGAAATATGTATCAGCCCAAGGTGATTGTGAAACACGTCTCTTAGGTCTAATAATTACTCGTCTAAATTCATCACCTTTTAATGAAACGTTATTTGAAATCTTAATTGGTAAATCTTCTTCATAGATACCTGATTCTACAAAGATTGTAACTTGTTTCTGCTTAACAAAGTTTCCATATCTTACAGTTTCATTTTCAAGAAAGTTTTTACCGTTTAATTGAATAAGCTCAAATGTATCATTATTATTGTTTGTGCCATCATTATTAGTAACTTTAACAATACGTCCTTCGGCACCTGATATATTACCTACCATAATTTTCCCTGGTAGTGTATCTGTGTTGTCTGGATCGGCTTGATCGACAAATGTTCTAGTACCGTTATCTAGCACAAGTTTGTAGTTCATACCATAAACAATATCAGGAGCAGCATCAAGTCCATTGCCCATAATATCAAGTATCTGGTCAACTTTACCACCTTGACCTGTAATAGCTAGTCTTGCTGTATCGTCGGCATTAGGTGGATCAAATGTTTGAGCAACTTTGATACTATCAAAGTCTGATACACGTTCCTGGAAGACTTGACCAAGCACACCGCCTGCTGTGTAAGGTGTATATGCACTAATATCCCAAAGTTCTAATAGTTGGTCATCTTTATAAAGTTCAATAACTTTACCATCTAATGTGACATCAGTTTGTTCAATATTCTTAACATAAGCAGATTGTCCTTCAATTTCAGTCATACCGCCCATATTTTTAAAGATAATATGATCACCGTCTACTAATCCGTGATCTGTTGCTGTTTGTACCCTTGCACGTTCGTTGTTATCGCCGCTTAATGTAACAAAGTCAATTGCTTTTTCATTATAAAGAACATTTCTAAGCACTGCGTCAAGAAACAATTTAAGTTGTCCGACAGCACCAAGTGTTTCTGATTTTTGTTGAGTAATAGCAATTCTTCCGCTTGTGCTAGAAAAGTATCTTTCAGCTGCTTGGATAGATAAGAAGTTTGCTGTAAGTCCTCTACGGATATCAAATTCTAAAGCATCAAGAATTAATCCTGTATCACGTTCACATAATGCATTATCATAAACAAAATCTGGGAATGTATATTTGATCCATCCTGCAACTTCGTCTATTAGGTACTCTCTGTTGATTTTTATTAGGTCGCCTGTTTGAATTCCACCCCAAGAGTCTGTGCCAGCAAATCCTGTTGCTGTAACTTCTGCCGGACTGTCATTTTCTTCTTTTGTAACAGTTTGGAAGTATGGTCCTGGTTCAGGAGCGGATGTCTTAATAACTTCTTCTGCACGTCTTGCTGCTGCATTAATTGTTCTGTAAGCATAATTGAGAGATGCACCTTCTTTTCCTGGAGGTACGCCAACCATTCTGTCATCGCCATCTAAGCTGACAAAAATGTTCTGTGTAGATGCGTAGCCTGAGTTATCAACATAAAATTTAGTTGCTGCTTGTAAATCGTCTGCTCCGTTTGGTTTACCAAAACCCGCTAGTTCTCCTGGATGATCTGATAATGTTAGGATGCCTTCCATTTCGTCGCCTTGTCTGCGAACTATGGAATCTCTTGGCATTGCTACATCACTTAAGAAGTTACCTTGTAAATTAGCATCAACACCGGTATCAACCATTTGATGTACATCGTCATCAGCTTTCGTTCCACTTATGTAAGTTTTCGCTGCGTCAGCTTCAGTGTCACTTACAAGAGCAGCATCTTCTCTTCTTAAGAATACTGAAAGTAGGTTTTCACTTACAAATCTTAAGAAGTATACTGGCTGTACAACACCTACTGCTGATGTTGTAGCAGTAGCAACAAATACTTCTCCTACTGTACCAAAATCAGCACCGATGCTTGTCCAAGGCACATTGCCTACTGTTTTAATTTTATATGTTTGTCCTATTACAATAGTTGAAGCAGCTTGTTCACTATATAAGTTTACTGGATCAGTGTATATCGAATCAAAAACAAATTTTAATCCATTGATACTTGTATCGTAGCCGTGATTAACAACTTCAATATCGCCGTTTAAGTAACGAGAGATATTAAGTTTATACGAATTTTGAGTTAATGGTTCAGGTGCAACTCTAATTGGAAGTCCTGAACTAATATATCTTCTGTCAGCATAACCTTTGTTAATAACTAAGTCATCAATGTTAATATTTGTATTGTGAATGTCATTAAACTGTTGAGCGGCTTCATTAGAAACTGCAATATTAGCAATAGCATTTGACGCTGCGTTTAGTGGAGCTCCTAAACTCGGACTTGTATCGTCTGATAACTGCGTAAAGCCTGAACTAATTATAAGTTTTCCAGGTACACTGTAACTAAATGTAATTGTATCTGTTGCTTGTGAATCTAATGCACTATTTGACGCTAGTTCGACTAAATCAATTCCACTTCCGTCTGTTTTAACTAAAGGAACTGTGCTTGGTAATAATGTGTCTGGTGTATCACTTAGTGCTGTAAATGAAATAGTACCACTTTGACCGAAAATAGCGTAAATTTCTTGGAAGTTTTCATTTACTTTACGGAATGATTCTCTAATACTATCGCCGGTGCCGTCATTACCCTCAACACCGATATTAATGTCTTGTCTTGCCATTTATGTATGCTCCACTATGGTTTTTGCTGTAACATAGTTATTTATCGTATCGTTTTATAATCTTAATGTAAATAGTAATATGTTCATTCGAGAATATTCTATTAAAAAATTACACGAAAGATCTAGTAAACTAGGCAAAATACATCGCTATTATAGAACTTTAACAATGGTTTTACTACGCTGTGATAATTGTTCTAGTGAGTTTGTGCGTCCTAGAGGAAGTATGAATCCAAAAAGGCTAAACAATAACTATTTTCACGTTTGTAGTAATTGTGATGCTAAGACATTTGCCCAGAAAAAAGGAGTAGAGCGCAAGCAAATATGGGATTTACCTGCAAGCTCTGACATTCCTATTGGTCGAATATAGTTTCTTTAAAATTTACACTGACTCCGCAGCCGCAAGATGATTGTGCGTTTGGATTTTGTATATCAAACATTGCACCGATAATATCCTTTTTATAGTCTACAACAGACCCTAATAGAAACATAACGCTGTCTTTGCCAATAACAAATGCACAACCTTCTTTTGTTTTTACTACTTCGTCGTTAGGATGTAGGTCAGTAGGTGATTCTACTAACCCCCATTCATATTCAAATCCAGCACATCCGCCGCCTTTTAGATTAAGACTTATACCGTACACTTCATTTTCAGTAGAAAGTGCATTAATCTGCTTCTCTGCTGCTTCAGTTAAGGATACTATTCGCTTTTCCAAATTGTCCACGCTCCGTATGCTATTGCACCATATGCTGCCAATTTAGCAAAAGGCCCTGCAATTAAAACAATTAATCCTAATACAATTAGAACTGCACCATCCCAAGATGTGCGTTCTTCTAATCTACTGTTAATCCATTTTTTAATCATATTTCTTCTCCTTGTGTACAATATTTAGTAAATATATCATTTACAGGAGAAAAAAATGTTTAATTGGCTTTTTGGAAAATTCAAAAACTGGACGTTTATCCCTCACGACACAATAACTGTTCAAGAATATGATAAACACGTAAAAATCAACAATAGAAATAGACTTAAAAAATTAGTTGAAGAAAAGAAACTAGCAAGCCTATCTAAGAAAGAATTGCTTAAACTTGCAGACGAGTGTGATATCAAAGTAAGTGCTAGTCTTAGAAAAGCAGATCTAATTAAGAAACTTAGCGTCGACCAATAATTGCTGACTGTAATTGCTGTAGAGCAGTTTCCTGTCTAGTTAATTTACGTTCTAGAACATCGATAGCAGCTCTTTGCTTTCTTGATTGTTCTTCTAAACTACGTACATACTCAATCGTAGGAATCTCTCTCGAAGTCCCATCCTCGCTCATCATTGTAAATCGGTCAACACCTTGACCTTTTAATCCACCAGTAACTCTGTTTGGATTCTTGTTAGATGATAATGGGGTCCGGCCCGGCAACTTTCTGCCGTACATCGTGTTTAAATAGTTGCTCATTCTGTTTCTCCATATAGTATTTATATAGTGCAATACTCGCTAGGTTCTTACATTTGGACTCACACATAATATCTGCATATGGTAAAAACGACAAAGCCCAATCATTTACAGCATTGTTTGGATAGTAATCACTATGCGCTCTAAGTTTACCTTTTTTGTATCCTGCTTCTAGTAGTGCAGGAAAGTCAGGCATAGTATCGTGTGCAAAACCTTCGGGTAAGTGTTCATTACGACTATATGAATAATGCATAGCCGGACGAACACCACGCCACGAATCTATTACGCGAGCAAATCTATCGTCGGTTGGTAAAATGTATTCGCCTTCGCGGCACCAGTGATGGTGTATGTCAAGAACGAGTGCGCAGGTGTCGACCAGTTCAAGCGAGTCTTCAAGGCCCCACTTGTTTTCGTCGTTCTCGATCGTAATTGTATTTCTCGCTTCTGGAGATAATCTGTTGTCAACAACGTGTTTAATACCGGCTGGACCCTTACGGCCGGAGATGTGGACATTGCATTTAAAGTCTTGGAAGGTCTTACCATATCCCATCCAGCGCAAGACATCGGTGTGATATTCAAATTCTTCTATGCTCCGTTCTACTATTTCTTCATTGTCGCTTGCAAGTACAGTAAATTGGCCTGGGTGCATCGATAATCGGACATCGAGGGCTCTTGCCGTTTCTCCGACTTTTGCGAACTCTCGTTCTGCGTAGGCAACAACGTCAGGACGCTTCCAATAATAGCACCAATCACGCTGGGTATAAACAGGAAGTACATCAGAACCCAATCGTACCATCCGTAATTCAGTTGGAAGAGATCCCACATATTCAATCAACCTTTTGTATGACGCAATGTTATGGACCATAATGTCCCACAAGCGTTCTTCAGCAACATCACGTGTCTGTCTGTTAAGCCACTGTACTGTTGTGCTACGAGTATTTAGCGGTCGCTGAATTTCTTCTAGTAGTTTCTTCTTCTGCGTTTGATCTGGATGCATATACTTGCAGGCAAATCCAATTCGTTTAATCATTAAAAAGTCCTTGCTGTGTTGAAACTTAAAACATATCGTTCTTCTGTGTCATTAACTTCAGTTTCGTGTGTAAGCCAACTAGGAAAAATATAAAGAACATTTTCTCGTGCTGGGAAGTAATTGAAATATGTGTTTAATTCTGATTCGCCTTTGAATACATCATTCATTCTATACAGGCTAATCGGACTATGGAAAATAAGACTAGCACTTCCTTCTGCAACTTTAGGATAGTATGCGCCACTAACGACACTGCCTTCGTGTCTGTGTGGTTTAACTCTACTGCCAGGTGTCATACTGTTCATCCAGCTGTTACTGATAAACATATCACTTAGGTTCATACGCTCTGCATATATATCGACACATTTTTGTAGTGTATCTTTTAGATCTGGATAGGCATCTATATTCCATCCGCCACCGTTGTAGTTACTAGAGCCTCCATCCATTAATAAGTGATCAACACCTTTGTAGTTGTCTATTAATACTTTATTGTCTACATCACCAGTCAAGTCAAATGCTATAACAAGTGTAGGAAACAGTAGGTAATCTTGATGTTTCATTATATTATTATACTTTCTTCTACTAACAAAGTCAAGTCCAATTCTTTACCACCCAAGGATCTTCGCAGTTTTCTGGATTAGGATCTCCGTGGAATACACAAACAACACAACCTTGTGGGGGTTCACAATGTTCTATTGTTCTTAGTCGTCTAGTACCTCTTGCCATATTGTAAAGTAGATCTTTTGATTGTCTGATTTCCCATTTCCAACTTAGTATCCAATTATCAGGAAATAGCGTTGCAGGCATCTCTTCGTGTGTGGCTTCGTACAGCCAATCTTGATCTCCGTGGAATTTTTTCTGTATTGAACGCTGATGTTTTTTAAAGTTTTCCCAATAATGGTTGAGTTGTCCTGAACGAAATTTAATTATAGAACTATTATACTTTGGCCAAGTAGGACGCATTTTGCGTGTAAAGTCTCTAATGGTGCACCAACTGTCATTACCAAATGTAAACAACTGATCTATGTTATCTGCAATAACAACATCGAGATCCATATAAAGGATAGTGCCACGTAATCCTAAATCATTAGAGAATATATAAGGCTTGCACCACCATCCTTCAATACCATCTGGTAATGGTATAGTTCCTATGTTAGGATTGATACCGTGTGGATCATCTGTAAGACAAATAAATTCAAAGTCAAGTGTGCAATTACGCTTGACCATATTATACAATGTATTAACATAATCACTAGAATATTTAGAGCCGTGTTTTAGACACAGCACATAATATTTTTCCACACTTTTTTGCGGCAAGTCTTCGTGTGTTTCTACACTTATCTGCGCCTTAGCAAGTTTTTCTTTTAATTTACGAGCTTTGCGTTGTTGTTTATTTTCGCCGACAACATATTTTTTGACCAAGTTATGCCTCGTAGATAGCTGAATTTGCTCCGTGTTCTGCACACTCAACTCGCACACAGTAACAACGATTGTCTGTTGCTTCGCGGATTAGTTTGTCTGCAAAGTTAAATGCGTGTTCCGCAAACTTCTCTGCACCTACACCGTCGAACAATCTAATTTCTGCTAAACCTTTTTCTTCTAATTCTAGTAAATCGTCTAAAAACGGATCTGCTTTATCTACTGCAACTTTATGATCAAACATATCTTCAAGCCAAGCCTTTAGTGGTTTGAGTCCTCCAAAGTCTACTGCCCAGTTTTTGTTGTCGAGATAATCACAACCAAATGTAAATGTAAATGCTAGTGAATAACCGTGTAGCAGATGACAGTGTGAATGATCTGCGTTTGGTTGACGGAACACTGCTGATAAGCCAATGTTGTGTCCGTAATGTTTAGTACTAAGATGTTTTGCCATATATTTTTCTCCTATAAATATGTGGCGGCAGAATTAGAAGGGTTGACGCCAAGTCCTGTTAATTAGTCTTTATTATATATGATATTACTTATATTGTCAACCATTACATTAGGATATTTCCAGGCTTTGGGCAACTTCCAGTTTTCCTCTTGATAGATAGTAAACTGTATCTTAGGAAAACATTCGAACACCATACCAATTTGGTGTATCCAGTATCTAGGATCTACAGCTCGTTTGCTTGCATCATCATAGTTTGGTGTGCTTTTGTATATATTGTTGACTTGCTGTGTTTTGCTATGTAAGTCAAATCCGATTAGATTAACTGCTTTTAGCTTAGTATACAATGCTGCTATAAGAACAGCATATGGCCCGCTACCCCATTGAAAAGGATCGTCCCATCTATCACTGCCAACATATGGCAACGGCGGAACTTGTCTTATGTTTTTTGCTTTGAATCGGTCAAACCAGTCTGGTCTTGTATAAACTAAACTATTCTGATTTGCCCCGGCAGTTAATGCTTCTTGCATCATTCTGCGATCAACGCATATCAAATAATCTGTAAAGTAATCTCTGTAGATAGCATTACAACCAGACTTTGGACCGTCTAGTTTATCTATGTCAATCGTTGTTCGGCTCTCGCCATTTCCTATTGCCCACATCTTCTCTTAACTCTTTTAGTTCCTTTGCAACAATACCGACTTGTTCTTCCATACGAAAGGAACATTTTACAATATATACAATTCTATTTATTGCCCACCACCACCAAAAGACGCTGGTTGCGATAAATGTAGTAACTACTATGAGAGCAGTTGTGTGACTTTTCCAGCCTAATAATATTTCGCCTATAAGGATCGCCAATGCGACAAATGGTGCTGACCACGCCGCATAACGCCAGTATTTTGCCTGTTTTTCTGTGTTTTTCATAGTTTCCCCTTTCTAAGATCTACTTAGCACTAGTATTTAATATTTTTATATTGGGAATTAAACTAGATTATTATGATTCAATTTGGCCGAATTTTTTCCATTCGCCCGGTGTGCCTTCGCGCACACAGACCCAACCAACAAATCCTGTTGGTTTTGGATCTTCATTCCAAACTATGTCGCCTTTCTGGTATGATCCTGAAGTAGGCGTTCCGTTTGATACTTGAAACTTTTTACCTTCAAGTCTAACAGGTCCTGCAACAGTTAAATCAACATCATCTCCAAAGTTTTTAACACCTATGCCAACTTTACCTACAAAACTAGTTTTACTGTTGACTGTAATATTACCATTTGCTCCTACAGTAAGTCTTACTGTATCATCTGTAACAATGTGTAACGCACTCGTAGTCCAAGTTCCTAGTTTCCATTGGTTGTCTTCTGACGGATCAATGATAAACTGATGATCCCAGCTTTCCATTGTGAACATTCCGTTTGCTTCTTCAGCACCTAGCATTAACTGCTGTGAATCAGCATTGTAGCGGAAAAATTCGTCTACGTTAAGATTGCCTTCAACTCTTAAACTGTTAAGCGTACCAACTTTTTTAAGATTACTGTTAACAATTCCAGTTCCTAGTGCATCTCTACTAATTACACTTTCGTTACCGATACGGTAATCTTTGTCTCTATGTAGATCGATTGTTTCACTTGACCAAATACGATCAGGATTGCCCTGCATTACAAATTGTCTAGTTGCACCTTGTCCGCTCCACAACAATCCTTTGTTGTATATTTCGCCGTTTGATGCTTTAAATTCTAACGGCGAAGAACGTTCGTTGCGTACATCTTCTGTAACTTCATCTACGTGTAGTTTCTTAGCAAATATTTCACCATCAACATTTAGCGCACCTTTAATAGTTAAATCATTGTCAATAATGCCTATTTTTGCAACTGATACTTTAATACCGTCGTCGTTTACTACTAGAATGCCTTTTGTTGCATTGTCTTTGATGCCTGCACTTGCAAATTTGGTAATAATTCCTCCGTGGATTTTATTACCACTGAGTGATCTATCATTGATTGTTGGTGCTGGAGTAGGCTTGTTGTCTACTCTTTCAATTGCTGTTGCAAGATTATCTAAGGCATTTCTAATATCAGTCATCTGGTGTTCCTGTTTGTTATACAGTATTTATCAGGATGTTAAATATTAATTGTGCTGATATCTTCTAGTAGAATAGTTTCAAATGTCTTTTTACTGTATTCTTTGATTTCAGACTTTAACTGTTTTGCTTTAGAACGTAACTTTGCAATCTCTTCTGTAGTCAAACTACGCATAGGTAGTCCTAAGAATCCTTTAACACGATCCTTTAGTATAGCATCGTATGCTTCACCTTGTGCAATTACGTCTGCTTCTTTGGTATTACGCAATTCGATTGCTTCTTCTACTACGCCTTGGATAAACTTAGCACGAGCATTAGTATAATCCATTTCTTCCTGCATACTTGCAAGTAGATGTTTCTTACGTAGGTCATTATATTCAATACGTTTAGTATACCAGGCTTCAAGCAGTTCTTTCATATTATCGAAAATAACAATTTTATTGTTTTCATCAATACAAGTATAATTTTCAGTGATCTTTCTAATCAACTTGAGCTTAGTCATAATCCATTCATCTGTACGCTCACCGAACGCACGATCTACTTGGATTTCAAATTCAAACTCGTCGTTGTCTGAGAAGTCTTCGTAGTCTTTAATTACTTTGTCGTCAACGAGCTTGTCTAACACTGCTTGATACTGTTTGAGTGTATAACCCACAGGCAATGCATCAATAGTTATACGATGCTTTGTTTTGCGTGTAAACGACCCGTGTACTTCCCATTGTCCTTCACTTTCACCTTTGACTACACTACACGTCATACCATTCCAATAAGGTGTTAGTCGTGCAGTAATGCGAGCTCCTTCTGCTCGTTGCTGTACCCACTTGATAATTTGTGCAGGATCACGCGGCAAAATCTTTTGTGCATATCCAATTGATACACCGTCACTACCGTTAATAGCAAGCATAGGCAGTGTAGGTACATAATACCGTGGCTCAATCTTAGCACCTTCAAAATCTTGATGTGCAAGATTTACAAAGTCGTCTTTAACAAATAATTGTTTAAGGATTGGATTCATACGTGCAAAGATATAACGTGTAGCGGCCGCTTCGTTGATAAATGCACTACCAAAGTTACCATCGCCTTCTAATAGTGGCACGTTGTTACCTGAACCAACATAGTTAGCAGTCATATTAACAATAGTGCCTTCTAGGCTACCGTGCAAGTATTGTGCATAATCCTGTACCTTAGGACCTAAGTTTGAAACTTTAACAAACTTGTCAATGTTCTGTTGTAGTACTGTATGTACAATCTTTCGACTTGCGTTCTTTTGTCCATCAATGTAACTAGACAGTTTACGCACATTGTCGTATACTGAAAAATCAATATACTCTTCTTTAAAGAAGTCTTCTAGTTTTAATTCTGCCATATTACACCTTCATAATATCAAACGGAGCAGCATTTAAGATTTGCTCCTTGCGATAATCAATTTTACTACCTGAGAACCAATTTGTAAAGAGTTCAGTTTCTTCAATTTCTACAGTTGGTAGCATTTCGTCCATAGTGTCTACACTAATAATATGCTTTAGATCTTTTTCACTCCACGAACCTAACCCTTTTACATAGCTTACATCTAATTTATGATCAATCTTGTTTACATCTGCAAATGTATAAGCCCATTCTTTTACTTCGTTGTTCTTTTTACCAATTGCAATAGGTGTACGCAGTATTTTCATCTTGCCATTGTTTAGATGTTCTGGAAAATACTTAAACATAAACAGCGATATCAATCCACGTATACGACTTCCGTCTGCGTCAGCATCAGTAGCAATACAAATCTCTGCTTCTGGGAATGTAGTAATAATTGAATATAGTTCACTTAACTCTTTGTTCGCCATAAACTTCTGATGACTTACTTCAAGTACATTAAGAGGAACACCTTTGAGTGCATAGAATGCATTACCTTTGCGTCCCAAACATTTAATTAAACCACCACTTGCCGAATCACCTTCTACAACAAAAATTCTATCAGTACGATGTCCAATGGCAGCAAAGTATTTGTCGCTTTTTACTTTCTTGTTCTTTTCAAGTTTGCCTAGCTCTTTCTTAGCAGCCAAATCTTCTTGCATTTTAGTGTAAGCACATATTTCGTTAACTAAGTCTTCGTTCTTCATCAGTTTAGCAACAATTTTCTTAGCATCAATTTCGCCGATAGCATCGCGACATTCTGCGGCTGAATTTGTTACACGTTCTTTAGTTTGACTGTCAAACTTTAGTGCAGGGAATCCATTAATTATAGCGTGAACTCGCAAATGCTGTTTTAAACGAGCAGGAGTAATATCTACCTTTTTACGTCTTTTAAGTGTTTCTCTAAATTCTGGAATTACTACACTAAGGAAATGGTCAATGTGTGTACCACTTTTTACACTTAGTCCATTTACTAAACTGTGTGATTGATGCGACCCATCTGATTTAGTAATACCAAATGTTGCTTTTTCACTAGGAAAGATATCACACTCTCCAAAGTATTCATTAAATTTTAGACGCACAATCTTTTTATTAAAACGGAAACGTATTGTATCAAACGCTAATGCAAGTGAACGAACACGTTCTTCAATCAATTGAATGTGTGTATCGTCGATATTCTCCATACCGAAGAATTCATAGTCTGGCTTAAATTTTACAGTTGTGCCTTTGAGTGCAGTTTCCTTTGTGCGTACACTTTTAATTTGTTCATCAGCACCACGCAAATGTACTTGCAGTTTTCCATCTGAGCTTTTTGCGTCAAATGTTTTACTAGTTACAAATGTAATCATAGAGCCTACACCGTTCATACCTATTGACTCACGGTTAGTGTCGTCAAAGTTTGAACCTGCTCTGGCTCTTGTAAATGCTGAAACCATTTGATACTCTTTACCATCTGGAGTATCAATTTCTACTGCGGGAATACCTCTACCATTGTCACTGACAATAATAGAACCGTCTGGGTCAATATCTACATCAATACGTGTAGCATACTCTCTATTAGTTCTAACGTGCTCGTCTACTGAGTTGTCAATAATTTCGTTGATAACTTTGAGAAGTCCACCAACAGCATTAATTTTTTTGAATTCTGTATTTAGAAATGCTTCTTCTTGTTGTACAACCTGACTGCCCCCGTACATACTAAAGCGTTTTCGGATATGTTCTGCATCCGACAATAATTTAAAATTGTCTGTCATATGTTCTTTCTCTTTTTATGGTGTTATACGTACTATATAGCCTGATAAAGAAAAAGTCAAGCCTTTTTGAGTTCATAGAGTGTGGCATACTTACCTTCAAGTATTCCTGTGACAGTCACTTTATAGCCCATCGAATAGTCATCTGGGCGAATATAATACTTAGGATCTTTAGCATATTTCATTGCTGTTTTACCTGCTGTAGTTTGTTGCCATTCATAAATAGGTGCCGCAACATATAAATCAGGATCCTCTACATCGCCCATAGTAAACGAATGTAGTATGTACTCAGCCTTCACGTTCTAAATCCCACACACAAATATTTGGTTTAGATTTTTTCGCCGACTTCAAATCCGCGGAAAGTTTTGAACCTTGGAAACCTAAGCGAATAAGTACCGTCTTGATTTTGTGTAATAGCATCTGCTCTAACCTCTACAAGTTGACCTTTGATATTAGTGCGACTATTCCAAAAGTCGTCACGATTAGCATCACTAAAGCCACTACCGACATTAACATTAATTTTCTTTCCGTCATCAACTCCTTCACAAACAAATGCACCAAGTCGACCTTCATTTCGTCCTGTTCCTTCTTCGACATCCTTTACCTCTAATGTTACCTCAATGAATGGCTTTGCTTTAAGCCAAGCGTGAGTACGTTTACATTCATAAGGAGCATCAACGTCCTTAATCATAACACCTTCATAGCCACCTTCTACGGCTTGTTTGTTTAATGCTACAAAGCGTTCTTGTCCTTCTGTAGTATCAAGGTCCACATCTTCCCAGTCCAACGCTTGTACGTGCTTTAATTTGTCCTGGTGATCTCTTACCCAATGATTAGTGATAAGACTTCTAAAACTCTGTGGCTTATCCCACACACCGTTCTTGAAACATCCTAGCGGAATAGTGTCAAACAAATGTAGTACAGCATCGTTTGCACTTACATTGTCCTTACGATGCACCTGCTTCATAAGATCTTGGAAGTTAGCACTCATTACTTCTCCGTCTAGTACAAGCGGATAAGGCACAGGGTGATCTTTGATTACTGCTTCGATCTCTTCGATAATGTGTCCAAAGTTATGAAACTGTTTTCCGTTACGACTAAACATCTCAACCTTGTCACCTTGAATAACTGTAATAACACGAACACCGTCTAGTTTAATTTCAATCTGTTTCTTGCCAGTCATCTTCTTTTCGTGCTTGGCACTATCGTGAGCAAGGGCACAAGTAAACACCGGAACAGTTCCCGGTGCTACTTTGTTTACAGTTTTTTCTGAAACACCACAACGTAAATCTTTAATAAGAATTCTACGATACCAACCGTTCCATTGTTCTTCAGTTGCAGTATCTCTACACAAGATAATTGCATCACGGGCGGCGTGACCAGTAAGGCTACGGTCTTGTAACTTACGGCACAATTCTTTAAACACCGGCCATTCAAGACCTTGACCACTTAGTACATCTGAACGTTCAGGCACTTGCTTAACTCCAAATGTAACAAGTGGGTCAAGGGCCATTGTAAGACCTTCAAAGAACTCTGGTAGTCCTTCTTCATATGCTTCTTTTAGAATTGCTTCTTTTGCAAGTCGACTGTTGTCTGCTTCTAGTCTAGCAATAATGTCTTGTGGTTGTGTTCTCATATTTGCCTCGGTTGTTTGCCTGTTAAAAAATACATTTTACTTATAATAGCATCAACTTCGTCTTCTGTCAACCATCCTTTTACCGTATCTCCGGGATTGGTAACACCCGGAAGTTCGATCTGCTCGCCATCTTTAAATACAGCAATTTCGTATAAGCCTTGTTTATTACCGTAAGATACTTCATTATTAACTATGCTAAGTTCGTAGTTGTCAAACTGAAGCATTGCCTGCAAACCTTTAGGCATTTCGGTTTCTTTTAATTTAAAATTTACAAGTTTCATTTACGTCAACTCCTCTATGTTTATAGGTGTAAAGTTAATTTGCTCTACACAAACACACTTGTATGGTCCGTCGGGTGAAGGATTAGTGTGGATGTGTCCGTGTACGTTCAACAAGTTGCCGTCACCAAACCTA